GATTTAAAGGTATTATCCTCCACATTGCCAACTATATCCGATATTTCCTCATACCCCTTAGAGGTAATTACTAGACTTTCCCCCGTAATGCAGTCAGCACCTACCGTATTGTAATTACCATGTATTCGTCCGTCACCTGCTTTAGCATTTTCAATTAGTGGATCTATATATGTTCCAATTAATTTGCTAATTCCTCTAATATTTAAAATAGCCTTTGCAATTGGTATTTCTGGTATTGTTTCTAATACTTCCACACCCGTTGGTCTTGTCATTTTCTTTGTCTTTTTATCCCGGACTGGCTTTAATACTTTAAGAACATCATAAAACATTGTAGCCAATTGCTGTGGGCTTGCTGGATTTGGTGGATATTCAATATTGTTGTGCTTTGTCTGGCATTGATACATTTTAATTTCTGGTTCTAATTCCGCGCAGCATCTTAAATATTCTTCATGGTATTTCTTACCAATATTATCATATTTAATCTTTAATTCATATGCCCTTGCTAAGTCTAATTCTATCCCTCTGTCCATCATTTCTGCTGTTGGTGTTAATACTGGTATTTCAATATTATAGAATATATCACAAACCCTGTCCAGCTTTTGTTTAATACATTCTGGTGTTCCCTTTGTAAGATATGGAAGTTGAAATCCAAATAATTCAAATGTCATTTCAGCATCATGTGCCGCGTATGGATAGCCTGTTTCAATTGGTAACATTGGAAATGGGATACCATCAAATAATTCGCCAAACTTGAATATGTCTGCTTTACCATTTAATATATATTTGTTATGTAAAAATTTTAACCCATGTTCATCTTCATTTTCATTTAACAATCTCGATGCAATATATGTATCCCAATAACATGGTAAAATAACTCCTACTTGATGTTTAATTACTCTTCTATCAAACATGTAATTATGCCAAATAATTTTAATATTTAAATCAACAATCATTTGCATAGCCTTTTTTATATCTTTAATAGATATTTGATTATCTACTTTTGCTCCTGTAATATATGATACATGATTTATTGGAATATAGCAAGCAACTTGTGAAGGTGAATATAAACTTATTCCTGCAATAACATCTTTGAATACATCTAATCCGCTTGTTTCTGTATCCATTGCGATTATTTCATCTTTTGTCGCTCTATCTATATATTCAAATAATTCATTTGCATCTCTAATTACATAATACTTTGCTTTATACTCCGCAAGACTGCTTTCTACCATAGCTTTAATTCCGGCTATCTTATCAATTAGTGAATTTCCACCCTTTAGTCTTACCTTTGCACCCATACTCTCAATATCTGACGTCTTGCTTAATAGTAAAGAATCCCTACTCGAACTATTGGCTCTTGTAGGGATCTTAACACTAAATAGACTCAAACTTTAAAAGTCTACCTTTGGAGTTGGTCTGTGTCTTGGTTGTACTTTTGTTTGTACAGGCGGTTGTTCAGGTGCTTTAGATGGAGGTTCAACTGCCGTTGCTGGTGGTGTTGCTGCAATTGGTTGTTTGGTCGGTTCTGATTTAACTTCTGTACTCGGTGCTACTGTTGCAGACGGAATTGAATTAAATGGCAAAAATCCCTGCTCGATATAACAATTCATTTGGTCTGCACTTGCATCCATCAATGTTGTTCCTAAAATTTCAGGTACTTCATATTGTACTAAAAGTGCTTCAATATCTTCTTTTGTTACCGGTGGGTAAGGTGTTCCATTTTCATCTGAATCACATGCATATAATTTGTATGTAGTCTGCAAATCAGATCCAATACGTTCAATTTCAATTACTTTACCATATAAAGGTAAATTACGTTTTGCATATGGACTTAATTCATCTTTTACCCAACCCATACCGCGTTCAAAATACTCATACTGATTGGTATTAATATTAACTAATTTTAAGAATACCTTTGCGTGTCTATGTCGACTATCCGATTTTCCATCTTCGCCTTTAAGGTGATTATATTCTTTACAAAATGGGCAATCATCGACGTGTCTGCCGTCCTCATTTAGACAATTTACTTCTTTCCAATATTTAACACCTTTTTTGTTCTCACATGGCACTTTATGAATGAAATATGCATCAACATCATCCACTGTAGCAGATAATAATCTAACTCGTGCGGTTTCATTTGATTTTTTTAGTGAAAAATATGGATAAAACTTAACTGGTGTACGTTCTGCACCGTCGTTTGCTTCTCTTGCTTCTTGATATGCCTGATATTGTCCAATATTAATTCTAGCCATTATTATTTATCCCCTTTTCTGTGCGCTGGTGCTTTCAGCCGTTTCATTCTGTTTTCTTTTGCCATTTTTGCGAATACCTGTTTGATCATTACGTATGGTTTATTTACCATTGTTTTCATTTTCATCATCCTTTTTCTTTTTATCATATGAGTTAATTAATGATTTCTTAATGTAGTTAATGCAATTGCTCATCGCATCTTAATATCCGGCCCTATATGCTTTGCGATTTTTAAGATTTGGCTGATTAAAAATTTTAATCTGATGTTCTTCTAAGTCCTTAATCTGCGATTCTGCAACTAGATTTAATGTCTTTTGTAGCTCTAATGCTTCTGCTTCTTTCATATGTTATTTTACCTCTTCCACTTCATCTATGCTAAATTCTGTAACAACACCTGCTCTGTCCATGATATCATCTGCACACATACTATTAAACTTATCTTCTGCATCATCTTCTGACTCTGCATCAATTTCAACACTTTCCCATGAACTTTCCATTTCAAAATAAACTTTAAATGTTTTCAATGTTTTACCACCTTTTCATATTTTTCTTTGAATTTTTCCGCTGGTACTACTGAAATATTTCCTTCATTATCTTTTACAATATAATCATTCACTGCCACATGATATAATCCGTTACTATTTTCAAAAAATAGCTCACATGGTTCTCTTCCATCTGTACCTTTATCATAATATAATTGTCCTAATTCATGCAGTTGAACTGCCCAATCAGGTACATAATACCCATTCTTACCACGTAGATCACCATCATACTGGAATGTACTTACAAGTTCCTCTTTACGTTTATAGATCATTTTATTTCCTCCTTTTCTCTACTCTTATATAATACCATTTTAAAACTACTTTGTCAACTGTTTTTATGAATCTTTATATTTTAATAAAAACTCAGGATTGATTGCCTTGAAACTGATTCGATCATACCGATTATTAGCACAGGTGTAGGTAATAGGTCTAATTACAAGTCCTTCACGTTGAATATCACGTAATGCTGATTTTCCTGTTGCCATTTTCACAATACTGTCAATATCATTTGATAGTAAATACTGATCCTCTAAAATAGGCACTGTCCTTAATCTAAGTTTATCCATAAGTGATACAAATTGTTGATACTGCAGGTATTCTTGTGTGTCAATATTAAATACGTTGAAGAATCTGATGCTATACCCTTTAACATCATATTTATTTTTTTGAATGCCCTCCCCAATTAATTCCCCCTGCAGCATAATATTTGGTAATACATCATGTACACTCCATAATTTATCTTCGAAATCAAGTAATCTCGCGATATTCCAGTATAAATTATTTTCTGTTTCTTTTAAATCAATATTTCTACTGCATACTCCAAATACACCATCTTTAAGATAACATGTAAAACTTGTTCCATCTAATTTTTCGGTAACATAACATCTTACACCCTTGTTATCATTTAATAGTCGCTGCAAATTTTGTACTCGGGTTTCATCACTTTTTGGAATCCATTCTGGAAATAACCCTTTTGCTTCGCCTCTTAAATTAGCAGGTAATTTTGGTTCATATTTTGTTGCACCAATTATTTCAGTTACATCTTGATCTTCCATATATTCCCCCGGCGGTAGAATACTGTCTGGAAACACAATCCCTTGACTAATTTGTTTCCGAAGTCTAATTGTTCTAATCCTTTGCATATTGCCTTGGCTGTTCTTTAAAAACTCAAACTCTGGTTTGTCTGGCATAATTGTATCTACTTCTGCATATACAACATCATCACCCACTTTGAATTGATCTTTTAATACAACTACATGCCAACCAAGAATTGTTGCCACTTCAATTTTATCTGCCCCTTCAATTGGCTGAATATCTAGTACTCTTTGAATGCTCACTAAATTTCTCATTTATTCATCCTCCCATTCCACGTCTGGATACTTGTTTTTAAGAAATTCAATATTGCTTCGCATATTTTTATACCACTGAATATCATAATCTTTCTGTTTTAATTCCTTATTACTACGTACTTTTTCTAATTCTTCACGTACTAAAATTTTGTACTCATCTTCACAAAAACCTGTAATTGCCATAAATGCCTTTTTTGCATCCCTGTTAGTCAAAGACTGTAGAAATTCATCTCTATCAACTGGTTCATTTTCTATGTCGTTATCATCTTCTGAATGGTCTATTGTAATGTACATTGGATAAATACATACATTTTTTTCATTGTCCTCTACCACAATATATGAAATTGAATTTCCTTCCGGCAATCCAGAATATGTATCATAAATATGTGGAAAATGTACACCAATAAGCGTTTTTCCCTTTAGAGAACAATCACTACTCAATATAATAAGTTCTTTCATTAATATCTACCTCCAATTTTAAAATGTTGTTGTATGCTATCCCTAATTAGCCTTTTAATTTCATCCTCGTTATCGTCAACGTATTCTTCAATATATACTGATAGCGGACCAAAATCAATTGCATTCCTAACTTGTTCTCTAAGTTCATCTTTAATTATTGATCTTATTGTATCATCATCAATCTCATTTGCAATCTTACTAAATCTTTCTGCAAGTGGTTTTAAAACAATATATTTTTCTGTTTGATTATTCATTTTCTAATCTCCTTATACGTATTAATTGAAAGTGCAACACACGATTTCCATGGATATTTACAAATAATCTGTTCACATCTTGTTATTTCTTTGGCTTGTTCATCTTCATCAAGCTTATCAAAATTATCAATATCCCATATAAGACTATCTAATAATTCATCCCAATCATCGTGCCTAAAATAAATTGTCCCATCCTTTGTAAAATACTTATCTATATATACTGCTGCTATTTCTCCTCTGAGTTCCCCATGGGAGTCTTGTTCACTTGGAAACATTGGTATTACTTCAAGTTCTGGATACTCTTTATTTAATTGTGCTAACTTTTCAATTAACACCTTCTGGTCCATAAGTTTATTCAATTTATTCATTTTTATTATCTCCTTCCTTTTGTTATATAATATCACGATACACAACAAAAGTCAACAAAAATATTTAATTAATTTTTCAAACTCTTCTTTTTCTAAATCATTTATATCTCTACCTTCGGGAACACTAACATAATTTATCAACTTACAGTTTATCAATGCTTTTGTAATTCTGTCTTTTCCTTTATGTCCTGCTGTGTCATTATCTAATGCTATAATATATTTCCTTACAGGTAGTTGTTTTAATTGTTCACACTGTGCTTTATTGCCTGTTCCATTTAATGCTACTGCATATTTACCATAACTCCAAATTGTCAATGCATTTATAATACTTTCACAAATATAAACCTCATTTGGATATTCCTCTAATTGACTCAATTCATAAATTCCATATAATGGTTTTTCTACCCCAACTGGATAATTAAACATCTTTTTATCAATTGCTCTTCTTGCAATAAATAATACCTTTCCAGTTTTATCTCGGACAGGAAATGTTATGCATTCAATTTCGTTCCCATCTTCAACTAATTTGAATGATTTATCATACCCAACATCAAATCTTTCAATGGTTTCATCATTTAACCTTCTTTCATACATATATGGATGTGTAAAACGGTATGAATCCAATTCTACCTCACTCACGCTGTCTGTACTAGTTTTTTCTACATTGCGTGATAGATTGCATAAGTCTATAGGCTTTCTATCGTCTACGGCAATTGTGAGGAACGTTTCTAAAAGCCACTTCTTACCAAACATTCCCATATCGTCATAGCCAAAACAATTGGATACTAATTCTTCAAAACTCTTTGTTGTCTTACATGTTTGACAATTAAATGTTCCAGCTAATACGGGTTCATTACTTCTCATGATATCCCTTGTTAAAATTCCCGCACTTGGATGACGCTCTTGACCATTTTTGTGGTAAGGGCAAGTTACCATGATGTTATCCCCACTTGATTTTATATCTCTAAATAATAGTAAGGGGTTATCCATATTAACTTGCCGCTTCAACTCTTTTATAATTGTCATTTCTGATTCAAGCAATGGATGGTTTGATACCTTGATCATTTAATCTCTTCCCATTTAATTTTAACCATTCCCAATACTGCTTCCTCTGCACTCATTTGGACAGCATGGTCAAAATACCCTCTGCCCTGATTCTCTAATTCCGGTACGTTCATTTCAAATTCAATTGGTTCATTTAATGATATGATTACTTTAACTAGCATTAAAACATCTCCTTGTATGGTATAAATTTTCTAAAATTTGCTACCAATCCACTACGAGGTAATTCAATATAATCATTTCCATTTTGCAATCGCAGTAATCCTGATATATCTTCCTTACCGGTGTACCCACAATATTCCCAAATTGAACCTCTTAAGATGGTGTACCACATATATTCTTCATACCTTGGCATCCTAAACTGTCTTATACATTTGTAAAACATATCTAATCCCCCTTTATATGTACGTTTGTATACCCACAATCATCACATCTTGTTACAATTATATCCTCAATTTTACCTCTGTACACATCTTCCTTGCCATAAAAGGCTACCGCATCACAGCAACCCTCAATGATATTTTCCGATTTGCAGAATGGGCATTTTATGAATCTTGTATCGCTTACACCTTCTAAAAATTCCTTTAATTGCTTAAACTTTGCAACTTCTTCAATCTCTTCATCAAATACTGCGACTTCATTTTTAGTGTTGTAGCTTTTAACTGCAAATTCTAACATCCTTCTTCTCCGTGTTAACCATGGTTTATGTTTTCCCATTTACTCACCCTTAAAAATGTGCCTTTACATATTCACAACTTTTGCAATAACTAAAATATATATTGTCTACAATGCTTCCATAGTTTGCACTCCACTCTGCTGACATCTCACCATTACATATCGGGCATCTTTCTACATCATACACCAATGAATTCAATAATGCAATAGCTAATGTTAAACTCTTTACTTCTTCACTGTTTGTACACCTTTTCATGGCTGCATATAAATCATGAGATGCTTTTGTTACATCTGTTGTCATTAATTTTCCCCCTCATCATATCTGTTACTATGTTACTTTTAATCCTTTCTGGATGTAAAATATACTTATTTGAATGAATAAATTTTATTTTTTCCTCTACCGTTAGACATATTTTACTATATTTAAATAGTTTATACATATCAACCCTTCCTAAATAAATAAATTTAGTTGGAGTAATAAACCAATGTTCACTATTTTCTCGAAAATCCGAACAGTTTGGAGGTATATATGGAACTTCCTCTGTAAAATACAAATAAGGGTTTTCGTGAAAATACTTCTTAAAATCATCCATTGCTGGTTTTTCTATTCCCATAATACCTCTCAAGCAATTAAGTACTGTATCCGACACACATATTCTAGGAATATCACCCTCTTCTGATCTACACCAATTATACTCTTCGGCCGCCTTTGGTATTGATGGTTTTATAGTTGGTTTCTTACCTGTAAACTCTCTTCTGACGTGATACCACATCCCTATTTCCTCCCCTAAAATACACTTCCAAAGTTTTCTTTTTGAATTTCCTTTACTTCCTGATCCGGTATTTCTTCAATTGTTGGTATCCATGTAAAAATAGCATGATCAATATCCCATGTATATAATACTTTTGATCCTGATTTACCGTATCTGTTTTTCTGTAGTCCTAATTCTAATGCCGGACCACACTGACGAATTGAAATAACCCTTGTTGCACTATATGCAATACCATCTGAATCTCTGATATTTTCAAGTGTTACTTCCCCAACTACTCCATCTTTCTGCTTTGTTCCATTACGATTTGACTGCACAACTGTCAATATAGGAATTTTAAATTCTAACGACAGATTAAATAAATCTCTACTGATATTTGCTAGTGTTGTTGATTTATTATCTCCTCTTGCATATCTTTCATCTTCCAAATATGAAATACCATCAATACATAAAAATGTCAAATGGTGAGTTATTATATACTGCCTCAATTTGCTTACTGTTATGGTATCGCCAAAATCATTTGGTATTGCTACATTAAATTCCTTTTCACTAATCTTTGTTACATTTTTAAGGTAATCTTCATACCCCTCTACCTCTGTACCTGTAATTAAAGCTGTATTTGAAAAACTTCCAACAACTGTATCAAATCTATACCCAATTGAATTAGCTGACATTTCTGGACTAATAAATCCAACGGTTTCCCCATTCTGCCATGCGGTTACAGCTGTTTTTACTAATATTTGAGATTTACCTACGCCACTTCTAGCAAGCAGCACAATTAGTTCTTCACCTTTTAACCAACCATATGTCAATTTATCTAATTCAGGAAACCCACTTGCAACTGACCAAATTTCACCATTATGTTTTGCTTTCCATGAATCAAGCCTAGATTGGTTGTGGTGAGCAATATCTATTCCTGTAATAGAATATGCAGGTGTTAATGTTTTAGCAGTTTGTAGAAGGTATGACACAGCCTCATTTGCATTTGTAGTCAACAGATTTGCTGATTGCTGAATGACCTGTACTGTTTCTGTGTATAAATGTTCCTCTCGTAGCCTATCAATTAATGCGACATCTGGTTCTCTCACATCAATAAACTTCCAATTTGGAAACTTATCAATGAATGTTTCTTTATCCATTACAACTTTATACTGCTTATAATGACTTATAATACTGTTAAACTCAGTTTCGTACCCAATCATATATTCTGACGTAATTGCATTGTCAATAATCATATTGATATTTTTTGATAATAGTACTTTATTTATAAACTGTACTGATGAGATCACGTTGCACCACCTGCCTTATAAACTGATCCCTTGCCACGCATGCCAACACCCTTTAATTCTAATACATAACCACTTTGTACACGATCGCTTACCCTGACATCTATTTTACTATCTAATATATCTGGTGGCAGATTTCCTGTAAAGATTGTACTTAAACCATTTGAATATCTGTGATCCACAATACTTGATATTCCTGTATCATCATATTTTGACTGCTCACACGCACCAATATCATCTAACACAACAAGTTCTCTTTCTCTTAAATTTGTCATGATCTCTTGTTTCTTTTCTACATTATAAAAATCCTTTAATGATAATAGTAATGTTGGTACATATTCAAACCACGCCCTTGACTTAAATCCATTTCCATAATGACAACATGCCAAATATGCTTGCATTAACTTTATACTCCAAACCGACTTCCCCGAACCAACGTTCTCCCCATATAAATATAAAAAGTTACCATTTGATACAAAATTTACAATATCTTTTTTTATATTGGCGAGTTGCACAAATGCATCATAATCACAATCCATTGGTGTTAACTTATTTACACCTTGTCGTGCTTTAGGTATATTTGATGTCTTCATAAGATAATCTATCTCCATATATCTTGTGCATGTAAATGTGCAGTTATCTTTGCAATTTCCATAAAATGGACAACCCTTATCTATATACTTAAATTCATATTCCAATTCATCACCTGCTCATAACTGTTTTAACTGTTCTTCAACATTCTGCAATCTTCTTTTAAATATTTCTAATAATATGGGACGAATAGCTTCGTTGCATTCTTCATCAAGTTCTACAGTTGTGTGTATTTCATTAAATACGGCATGCTTATACTTGTCTACTTTAAACTCATCATATAAAACCTGACATTTTATTACATTTTTTATCTCATTACTAAGTGGTTTAATAATATCTTTCCACGCGTTAAATTGCCTAGTCAATTCTTCTACTTTATCTACATTATTAATATCCATTTTCTCACCTAAAATCGTCAAATAATATTGGAATACTTTCTTGGCATTGCCCTAACAGATCCTTTGCAATAATCTGCATATCTGGATGTGCATGCGAATCGGTTCTTAGTTTAAAGAAATGTTGCCACTCTCTTACATTGCCTGTTACAAATATTTCCGTTGCTAAACATGTTGGTAATACTGATCTTGCAATATCTGTACTCATTCCGCTTTCCAATAATTCCATATATGCATTTTCTGACTGTCTCATTGCAAATTCCCATGCTTTATTTGCAAGATACAAGTTTAAATCCTGTGCTACATCTGAATCTTCTGGTGACTTTAATCCTGATGGTTTAATAACTGTAATCTCACTTCCAAATTTACCTTTTGAATAATTACAATATCTTGTGCTGCTCTGTGCAAATGAGAATAGTCTGTGCCTTACAATTTCATGTGAAATGCCACGATCACACACAATATCTGCTGAAAATACGGCATGTTCAATCATTGCACAATTTCCGCATAAAGATGGTATTTTGTTTTTACCCCTAACAATAATTATACCAGTGGATACTTGTACACAATAAACTGGCAGGTTATCTACATTAATTATTACTACTTTACTATCTGGTTTCCGCGTGTCATTTACAATTATAGAATTATTGGCTTTTATTCTTACTCTATAAAGTGGTTTCCAATGAATATTGTCTAGTTTAGTCACATCCCCTATATATAAAGTATATCCTGCTAAACTACCATGATTAACTAACCACTCAGCAACATAAGAAGAAGTTGTTCCTATATTTTTGCTCCAATTAGACTTGTTACCATCAGCATTGAATAATCCCTTAATGATCGATTTAATTTTAATTGGGTCCTCCATATGTGGTAAGAATTTCTCTTTATCCCTTACATACCTACTATTAAATTCATTACCAATATTTTTCATAGTCAAAGTTATTCTGTTACCTTTTTTAATGCTATAGATAATTCCTAAATTGGTGGCTAAATTAATCAGATAATCTATTTTACGTTTCTTTTTTAAATGAAATTCTAATCTATTCCCATTCAGACGACTACCGTCTCCTATCCAAAATCCCACTAATTCCCACCAACAATCTATATCTTCCGGTATTCTACAGGCTGTAGGTGTATAGAACTTTCGTTCACCATTCGTTAATTTATTCCCATTATCTTGTTTATATTCAATCTCATCATTTTTAAATAATTTGTAGTTATAATTTGTTGCGTCACTAGAGATACTTCTAACTGTTCCAAACATATTATGACCTGCTGTTGTCATATAACCCAATGAACCAGAATAGTCATACATCTTACCAGTATAATTGTAACCTATCAGATTATTTGGCATTTCAAACCCATTAAATGACCCATTTTGATTAACTGTTGCAACCTTATACTGTCCTTTATAGTCACTAAATTTAATAAATCCCTGCTCAGTCAGTATCTCTGTATCTCCATCATAACAGTGTCCGCTTTTAATTAATCCTCTGACCATCTTTTCAGCACTGCCCTCTTGAATCTTATCTTCTGATTTATAACAAAGTCTTGCTGCACGTTCAATCTTTTCTAACATTTCCTTACCACTCATATCCAGTAATAACTTTGCTGACGGTTCAATAATATTCATTAATCGATACTCCCTACTAATCTATATTTTAATCTTGCATAATTATGGATGATAAAAGAATTATACATTATCATTTCTATCGACATTATTTTGCCACCTCTAAATATTTAATTCCTATATTCTTTCCTCTTTTTATATACATCCATACACCTGTAATTGATCCCTCATCTATTACTGCCCTTTTTAGCATATGTTGTAGATCTGGTAAAGCCATGCTATATTCTAGGTTATTAGTATCAGTTAGTAAAGCAGTTTCTGGTGTACACCCCCTTGCGATCCATTTAATCTTCATTGTGTCTTCCCATAGTTTATTTTCTTTATACACAGGTAATACTTGATAATCACATTCTGTATAATCTTCAAAACACTTATTGCCCCATTTACCATCTGTTGCTCTTATATACCATAATACCTTTTTATCTGCTGTCAGTGTTTGGTTTAATACCATTTTCGTTCCCCCCTCATCTATAATATCAGTATACCACCGTCTGCAATATATGTCAATATATAAAAATAAAAAGATGAAGAAATTAATCCCCATCTTTTAAATTTATCTTACATATAATCCGCATCTGCATGCTTGCAATTCCCTCATATATCTACAAGGGCAAATAGTATCTTCATTCCTATTTGGCAAGCAGGGACAAAATCCATCATTCTTATTTAATTTGTCAATGATCACTTGCACATGATTAATATCTGGATTTGTTTTCATATTATATTTAGTTGCAATTGTTTCTAACGTCAAATATAAAACCTTCTCTCAGCCTCACGCTGTCTCGCTTCACTGAAATTCTTGATTCGTTTCAAATACCCAATTACACGTGTTGCATAATCAATATCATCACTACCACATTTTATGCAGTATTTTTCAGTATTTGAATCAATATAACCACATTTGTTACATACACTAAATTTAACATTTATGGTCCAATATGGTACGCCATTAACTCGGCATAGTTCAAATAGATCTTTTGCTTGCTTATATGAAATTGTCTGACCTAATGCTAAATGTAATGCTGATCCACCATCCAAGTATTGTGTAATCTCATTACCATGTAATTTAATCTTATCTAATATACTGGTATTTTCATCCTCTGATAAATAGAAGTATGAATTATAACAATCTCTATTTACCTTTAATCCATCTGCTTTATCCCAATTTGCATTTTTAACCCCTAATGCTTCTGCCGGAACTTGTTCACAATTGAATCTACACCCCGTTTCTTCCAGTGCTTTCTTATTATTCATTGACAATTGGTTTAAAACCTTACCTGCCCAAGTTTTGTATGTATCATTGTTTGATATTGTCATTCCTAAGTATTCAGCCGCCTCAACAAATCCATTAATACCAATTGTCAAAAACTGCTTGTCAATATCCATAAATCCTGCCGTAAATGATGGTAACAATCCATTTTTAATATATTCTACATATAATGCTTTATGTGCTAATAAATACTTATGCACACGGCTCTGAATTTCATCTAAGTCAACATTTGTCTGAACAATCCTATTCATATTTAATGTAATTACCTGTGCTGAACCCGTTACAACACCACCTGCACCTAATGTATAACTAAACGTATTATCTGCTAATTTGTTCTGTAATCGGCAGCATGAACTCAAGCTATCAACACTATCTGACATATATACAAAGAATGAATTTCCTAGGCTCATTTCACTACTGCAAAATTCCATAAACTTTGTATCAACAAATCCTGAATCACTAGTTAACATACTAGCTGTAACTACTGGAAATGTCAATAGTTCTTTTTCGCGCTCATGCCTAAACCAGCTCATGAATACCTCTTGTAGGTCTCTTGTACTTTCTAAATTTACGGTTGTTCCATCTGGATAAAAGAATCCTTTAAACATTTCTGCCATATATGGTTTATCAAATATTGATATGTTCCAGAAGCAAGATTGATTACCTCTTGCACTTGCGGGCTGATTTAACGCGTACACCACGCCCTGTAACTCTTGAATTACTTCGCTACGGTGCTCTGTTAGATACCGTTCCCCATATTCCTTACGTGCAAAATAATCAAAGTAATGTAAAAATTCTACTGTTGCAATTGCTCCGGCATAATCTGATGTTACTTGATAAATAAGATTTACAAATGATCCGCAAAAACTTTGTAAATTTTTTGGTGCTTTTGATACTCCACCAAGACATTTTGTTCCTTCTAATAAAAATGGATATAATGTAATTGAGGCACAATATGGTCTTAATGAACTTGCATCATGCGCATAAATTACATGTGATTCTAAATCTTTTATATACTGATTTGCCAATTCAGTCCCATACATTTCTGATATCTTATCACACACAAGTCTCATATTAACCTGTGTCATATCAACTTTATACAATTCTGATTCAATTGTTGCAATGGTCTTATTAATTATATTAGAATTAGCATCAATCTCACTACCTGTTGCAGCATTTGTAGCCTTAATATAGCTTGAAATGAATTGACACTTTTCATTAATTTGCTTATCTGTTAATTTATACAATTTATCCCCTAACCCCTCTGTAAACACCCTGTAATATCTTCAAGTTTACCTTCTGTAATTTTATATAGTATCTGATTTGTACCTTTTGTTGCAAGACCACCTATATCCTCTTTATAACTTCCAATTTTCAGATAATCTAAGTATGGTATATACATTTTGTGATCTTCTAATTTGTCTAATCCACTGTATAGCCCAACACAACAACATGTTTCTTTTACACTTTTTAATAACGCAACTAAAGTTGTTTCTGTAATTCCACCATTATTTGTACCACCCATAATAATAACTGCATTAGCACCTTTATATATTTCGTTATGGACCGTATATACTATGCTTTGTAAACTTGTTTTATCCGCCACACCACACCTTAAATGGTCTGAATGACATCCTTTACAGTTATTATAACATTGTCCCATCTCAATAAATAGTGAAATTTTGTCCGGTAATTCTGTCAGTGTTACTCCCGTTGTCACAACCGGATATGTATAATTAATCATACCCTTAATATCTTTCCATAATCTTTACATAATGCACATTGACTTATATTCTTATGAAATTCTTTCTTGCACGGTAATGAATCCAATAAGCATTCTCTACTTTTGCATTCTCTAATATACTCATAGCTAAACTTCAAACTTTCTTTATCAATTTTATACGATTCCGCTTTTGCATTATTTTTCATTTCAATACAAATATAATTTGACTTTGGATTATTGCCTTTAATAATCTCATTTACTGAATTATCTACATCAATTAATTCTAATTCAACTAATTTTGTAAATACTTTTGGTACTTCTTTTTCATAACTGAATACATAACACATTTTACCTGTGTTTATATTTTTATATATTTCCATGTTATTCCTTTCTGTTAATGCTTGCTTCTTCACTAAATCCATCTGGGTAACGTTTTTTTAATTTATCAATATTTATCTGAGCAATCTCATTAAAGTCAATCCCTAATATTTCACATGTTAGTGCGGCATACCAGCAACAATCACCAATTTCTTTCTTGATTGCATCTACATCTAATTTATGTCCGTGATATAAATGCTTTTTAATTATATCTGCAACTTCTCCTGCTTCCCCCGTTAAGCCTAAACCTGCGCATGCAAGATCTGCTTTACCTGCTGTTCTCATTGCTAATTTTTGATATTCGTTAAAATCCATATACTATTTTACCACCCTCGCTGAGTCCATTTTGTTTGCATACTGTTTCAATATTTCTTTTGCATTATCTCCGGCAGTCAACCCCATAATCTTAATTCTGCCAGTCTGTCTATTTTCTCTAATATATGGGTTTGTAAAGTATACTGTCCGGTCTGAAATAAACACCCTGTTGTTTGTTTCACTGTCAAATACTTCATCTTCACCAATAATAACCATTAAAATTCCTCATTTCTTTTCATTTCTGATAATGCAACTTCTTTGGACTTCTTTGTTGATCTCTTTACTACATTATTATCAATTTTCATATCCTCAAATGCAACTGCTCTCCAACCATGTAATATTGCCTTATTTACTTGTAATACCATTTGTTCCTCTGTTGGTAACTTCTTTAATAGATCTAAATTCTTCTGCCATGATATCTTACTTGGCATGTTACGTTGTTCTTTTCTGTTTTTCAAATATTCATCTAATGCTGATTGAAGAGCTAAACTTTCTGGAAATGCTACTTGATTCATATCATATAATGATAAAACCTTATAATACTTTTTTATATTGGCTTCCTTACCAAATAGTGCCATATATTGTTGTACCTCCTCTGTATATATAATTATACCACAATATCTTGTATTTGTCAAGATAAAATTTTATACGATTTACTCCTAATTCCATCTAATTCCAAATTAATATTATTTAATTCTGATTGTAGAGTTTGAATTTTATCCATTACTGCCATTTGGTTTGATTTTACACAATCATAATTGCTTAATATATCCTTTAGATAAAGTATTTCAATATCTTCTTTTGGTTTAAGTGGAACTACTACAACCCACTCAGCACAAAAAGTATATGAATCCACCGACAAAAACCTATCCGTTGCTTTCAAACTAAATCTTTTCAGACCATTTGTGTGCCAAACTTCATCTATTTTAAAGGTATGTCCGCAATATTCAAACATTTCATCTATCCATTTTAAGGCCAATGGATCATCATCATTGTCTTCCACTATTTCTGCCATTAACGATCTTGATTTAACAATTACATAATCTCCCACTTCATACATTATTTTTCATCCCCAATTGGTACATAATCAATCACGGTAATTGTTTTCTTAGTTTCAACTTTTTTAATTTCAATCGGCTGATCACAATAAAATGATTCACATTGTTCTGTTAATCCTTGACTCCATATCAAACTAAATAATCTTCCATCACATTCAATAATTGATTCCACATCTTGTGTCCATCTGTGTTGCTCACCATCAATATCCTCCATTGAATAACTTTGAAAATCCTCTAGTTCATTATCTGTTAAATCAACTCCACTGTCTATTTTTTTAATATAACCATCTAATTCTTTAAAATCACTCACTTTTCTGCCTCTCCTTCTGGTGGATTATTTACCATTTCAACTGCATCATTCACCTGTTCATCAACTGTAAGATTTGTTCTTTCCCACAGTTTTGCTTTTTCCTCTTCTACATTATCCTTTGCGGTGAGGCTTATTTCTTCCTGTGCTTCAAATGTAAACCATTTCTTGCCAATTTCTAAACTCATACGGCTGCATGCTCGTAATAATGTTGTTTTTGCCATTTTAATATTCCCCCTCTCTTTCTATTAATTCAAACTGATTTAATGATTCCTGAAAATAATATTCTTCATTTTCAACTAAAAGTTCTAAATTGCCGCCGGGATAACTTTTAATATCAACTACTGTAAGAACTTCATCCTTTAAATCATCATATTCATAATCATCTTTATCAATAAATTTTACTTTATCTCCTGTACTAAATTCCATATTTATTCCCCTCTTCTTATAATTGCTTTTGTTGTATGATTAACTTTTCTGAATAAATTTGGGGGCAAATCCCCCCTCCTAATTCTTGCATGTAGCACATTCACAGCTATTCCCAAATATCTTGCCCATTCCGCGATAGTTAAATGTAATCCATTAAAATCAATATATATGTTAGTTCTTCGGTTATTTGCCTGTTCTTTTGGGGTTGCCCACTTGCAATTTTCCGGTGAATAATCACCATTTACATCTATTCTATCAATAGAATATTTTTTTGACGGTTTACTCCCTAAATCAGTATAGAAGTTCTCAAATGAATGTAGCCACCTGTCACATACTTTTATTCCTCTACCCCCATAGCT